TTCCGGTGTCCAGATTGCTTTTAATTTTCTTGTCTTTGCAACGATTGGTTCAGATTTCAATTCTAATTCGATTTCTGGAATACCTAAATCAGGAGTGCTGTTACCTGGTGCACCATCTTCGAAATCACCTCTTGAAACATCAGTTGGTTGTACGTGGTAAGATAGAGTTGCACCTACTGTATCAGCGATTGTAGCTGAAGCGTATTTAGCAACGAAAGATGCTGTACCAGCGTTTTCAGTTGTAAATTCAGGATAGAATACGAATCCAGAACCAGATTGAGCTAATTCAAAAGCTCTAACACCATTCCAATCAGAAGTAGTTGGTAAGTTTAATGTTAATACTTTAACTTCACCATTTGCAACTGATGCAGAGAATGCTGCACTCTTTAAATCGAAATTAAGAACCGATAAATCAGCAGATGCACTTGTGATAGTTGCAGCAACTGCGGCACTTTTATCATTGATTGTGTATCCGAAACGACCTGCTCCGTAAAGACCTTCTTCAGCGAATTGAGTAGAACCCAATTTATTTCCTAATGGAGATAAAGAATCTTTACCGAAAGAACCACCTTTACCAAATAATGATTTACCATTAAATTCAGGATTACCTGGTTGGTCAGTACCATATTTGAAGTCCATGTAGAAAATAAGACCTGATGGTAAGTTCATTGGTTGTACAGAAACGAATTCTTTTGAAGCGATGCTTCCGAATACTCTTCTTACCAATGGTAATGCCACACCAGCCCACTCTTCAGAACCTGCAGATGTACCTGTTCTTGTAGCTTCGTCTAATAATTGTTTTGCTTGGTTTTCTAACATTACTGCCATACCATGCTTGTTTGTTTCAGAACCTGCGTTCTCTAACAAACCTGTTTTTTCCCATTTTGCTTTCAAACCTCTAGTTTGCTCAAGCATAATTGACTGTGGGTTAGCACCAGTCATAATTTTTTTTAAGTCCATTTTTAATGAATTTATTTGTTTGTTTTTATTTAATAATACCAGCTAATTTTTTGAATCTATCAGCGAAGTCAGTTGATTCAGCAATTACTTGCTTAGCAGCTTGTGCAGGTTTAGTAGACTTAGTCACTTTACTTGCAATACCTTCTGTGATTGATTTTTTAGCAGTTTTTGTAATTGAAGTATATTTGAAATTCTCTGCTAATGTAGAGTATACTAATTTAACTTCTCTTACTGAGTTTGTTCTATCCAAAGTTTCAATCACTTTCACTTTTTGTTCGTTAGTCATGTTGTGTGCTCTGAATAATTTGTTTGCGAATAATAACTTAGCGTTTAATAAGTTAACTTCGTTGATAGTTTTTTGTAAAGACTTGATAGTTTTGTAAGCTTCTTTAAGTTCTTCTTTAGAATCTTCTTCTTCAGCTTCATCAACCTTCTCTTTGTCGTCTTTCATATCAGCTTCCATTTCTCTTAAGATTTCTTCCAAGTCGATTACATCGTCTTTTTTCTCATCTTCTTCAGCTTCGTTAGTTACAACAACTTTTGGTGTTTCACCTTTGTCTGTACCAGCTTCTGAACCATCTGCTAAGTTTTCAGCCATTGGGTCTTGTCCCATAGCATCATCTTCTGCACCGAATTCATCTTCTTGTCCTGCATCGTCACCTTCTAATTGTTGTTCTAATTCTCTGATGATTGCTTCTAAATCCATATCATCCTTATACTCTTCGTCATCAGAATCCATGTCCATTTGGCCATCACCCATATCAGAATCCATGCCCATGTCATCCATGCCCACTTCTTCTTCACCACCCATTGCATCTTGTGCAAATGGATTTTCTTCTTCAGAATCTTCTCCTTCTAATTCTGCCAATCTAGCTTTCAATTCTGCAATTTCTGCATCTTTGTCATTTTCTTGGTCAGCGAATGGATTTTCTTCTTCAGAAATGTCTGCTACTTTCTTATAGTCAGTACCAGCTTGTTCTGGTTTACCACTATCCTTCTTTACACCTACTGATAAGTCAGTAATTGCATCGTAAGATGGTTGTGCACCAGGAGTCTCAGCGTATCCAGCGTCTACTTTAGAGCCGATACCATCTGATTTTAATTCTTCGTCCACTTTTTCAGCATCCATATCCTCAGCTTCAGCTTCTGCTCTCATCTTTTGAGATAAGATAGATTGAAGTCTTGGAGTAAATGCTTCTTCAAGTGCAAGTTTTGCGTTTGCTAAAGCTGTTTCTTTTACGGCTTTGGCATCAGCGATTGCTTCTTTCAATAATTTTGAATTTGCCATCTTGTTTTCTCCTTAAATTTTGTTGTGAAGTTATTCTTGTAGGGAACTCCAATGTAATTATGTTGATTGTTCGGTCACACCTTATAGAGAAGGGTATTCATTAATCAACGATGTCTTATAATTCCATAATAAAAAATGGAATATTTGAAAATAAATATCAATTTTTTTTAGAAAACTAAAGAAATCTACTAAAATAGTTTATTTTTTCTTATAGTTTCTTCCCTTTGTAACCTTTTTCTTTTGGAAGGTTTAGTAAAATTCTTTCTTTCTCTAAGCTCTTCTATTTGTTTTGTGGACTGAACTTTCTTTTTGTAATCTTTCAATGCCCACTCTATGTTTCCACCTTTAACACTAACTATTAACATTCTTCTATTGTAAATTAACCAATTTATATTTTGTAGAGTATAATAAAGTTACAACGGTATCTATATCGTTTTGTAACCAACTCATTTGTAATTTTTCGTCTTGTCTCAATTTTGCAACTGCTGCAATTAACTTATCAAAATATGCAACTACATTTTTGATATCATTGTTTGTATCTAATCCACTTACTGCCTGTAATTTGATTAAACCATATTGTCCTTGATATGCTTCAACTAATCCATCTACTATACCACCGATAGTATCATAGTAATGTTGTAAAGCTTGATGTGCAGATAATGCACCAACACCTCTAACTCCAACATGAAATGAATGAGCCTGTGTTCTACTATGTAATAATAATGATGCTAATTGTTCCATTTTGTGTTTTTAATTTGCTTTTCTATCTTAATCAAAAGGCCTCTATCTTCAGCTTCTTCGTATATTCCCTTTGTAAGAACATTAGTTAATTCTTTTTTAAGTTCTTCAAAATTAATATCTTTATCGTTTTTATAAGAATTTAATTCATTTTTTAATTCAGGATATCCCATTATTGCCGATATCAATCCACCACCTACTCCCATTCTTGCTGCATCGTCATCTATTCTTGCTAAAAATGTATTATTCTTATACAATGCTTTTAGTATCTTTTTAAGAGCTCTTTGTATTTCAACACTTCTACCATGATAGTATGCATCAACATTATCTGCAATTTTACCAAATAACAAACTAAAGAAGGCAAACAATGCTATACCACCTAAAATAGTTATTAAAGAAAATTCGTTTAATTGTTGTTTATTTGCCATTGCAAGTTTTGCATTCGTTGATTCCTAATCTTTGTTTCATAACATCTTCGGTAATATCTGCTATTTCAAAATATCTACCCAATACATGTCCCATATCTTCATATAGAGATTCCAATCTTTGTTCTTGTGCTTTTGCTTCAACTGATTCTTTTTCGAATGCAGCTTGTAATTTCTTAAGTTCACCCATGTTTCTCTTAATAGTTACTCTATCAAACCAATCACCACCTTCTCTCAAAGTATATTCTTGTGCAGCATCTGCAATACCACCCAATGTTTCAGCAACTTGTCTGATATCGGATTTTCTACTCATTGATTCTCTATGTTGTCCGTAAGTAGAAATAATTTCCAAAAAGTGTTTTTTTAATTCACTTGGAAGTTGTTGAAATTCTTCGGTTTCTCTTAATATGTGTTTTAACTTTATCATAATTATCTCTTTACAATTTTGTATTTTTTAAGCTTTTGAACGGCTTGTTGTAATTCACTTGGATTCATACCCAATGCATCTATCAATTTTGCAATCACCAATTGTTCTTTTTTTCTGGATAAGTTATACGATTTAATAACTTGTAATGCCCTATCTAAAAATCTTTCAACTTTGGCCGGTATAGTGGTATCCATATCCTCTATGGATTCT